AGTGGGAGCAGGCCGAGCAGCAGCGCCTCCAGCAGGGCCAGCAGACCGAGGCCCAGCGCGCCGAGACCGACAAGTACATGGGGTATGAGGCCGCCTACATGGAAGCGGCCCCCGAGATCGCCCACGGGGTGAGGGAGCGGGTAGGAACCGTTCGAACGATGATTCGCGGCGCCTTCGAAGATCTCGGCGACTCGCCCGAACAGGCCGAGCAGATGAGCGGCATGCTGATGCTCGCCGTGGGGCGCGCCGCTGAGGCCGCCGGCCGCAACCCCGTTGCCGAGATGGACGCCTGGGGGACCTCGCTGGTGACGCGTCTCCTCAGGGGTGCCGGCATCGAAGTGGAACCTGCCGGGGTGGGAGACCCGCTCGACTGGTCGCAACCGGCCGACGACGGCGGCTACCAGCAGCCCACCGCACCAGCAGCCCCGCCCCCGCCCACCGAGGCCCAGCGCCTGGCCGCCGTCCGCCAGCGCTCCGGCAGCGTCGGCAACGCCGGGCCCCGAGCCCCCAGCCGCACGCAGGCGACCCGGAGCGAGACCATGGACCTCTTCCGGGCCGGCGTCAACGACGTCAACCAGCTCTATGCCGCCGCTCTCCGCGAGGCTGGCGGTAACAAGCTGAAGGCGAGCCAGATCCTGGGAGCCCTTGCATGAGACGGAATTGGAAGAAGGAATTCGAGGCGCTGGCAGAAGAGATAGCCGCCTGCGTCCTCGCGGAAGAGCGAGCGATCCGGAGGGGCGAGAAGACGGAGACCGTTTTTCTCGGCTACTTGCGCTTGAAGCTCGATTCAGCAGCCGAAAAGCTTGGGAGGCCGCCGGTGCCGGCAGGATGAGCGCGGCGGGGGTAGGGCTCGCCATCCTCAGCGGATTTCAGTTTTCAAACCGAAAGGAAAAAACAATGGCTAACGACTACTTTCAACAGGTGGCGAACATGGCGATGAACAACCAACTAAACGCTTACTCTGCCGCCCTCGGTGCCGGTTGTGGCGGCTCCTACCGCCAGGATCTCCGGAGCGTCCTCACTGAGCTGCTCACCGAGAAAGCCTTCCTCGCCGAGTACCGGCGACTCGGGTTCCGCGTCCCGAAGGGGATGACCGAGAAGATAGCCGGCCTGGAACGCACCGCCGTGCTCCAGTACAAGGCAGAGATGGAGTTGGAGTTGGCAGCCGCTCGCCGGCAGGTCGAGGAACTCCGCGGCCGGCAGGAGAAGCTCACCGAGGCGCAGGAGAAGGTTCGCGAGCTGGAGGCGGCCTTGAAGGCGCCCTGAAAAAGAAGAGGACCGCGGGTGAGCGGTCCAGGAGGGAAAGGAGGATGTCTGCCGTGAATTCGCAGACCCCACCTTACAGCATCCCCTCCTGGACAGTCAACTCCCCCCCCGCGGTCGGCAGCACCGACAAGCCGCCGTCCGTGAATTCGTCGTGCGGCCCGTAGTCTGGCGTGGTCTCGGCCGGCCGCCAGGAAAACCGCCGGTAGGAACGTAGGTTCTCTGACAACTGTAAGGCCGAGCCGGCGAGCGGCGCCGGTGTCCAGGGCAACGGGAGGTAATCGACCTCTCCTCAACTTCGTTAAGGTCCGACTTCCAGGAAGCCGTAACGAAACCGAGGATCACGGGTGACGTCCCTGTCTCAAGTGATACAGCCGCAGAAGCACAACATCGGCCACAAGCAGGGCGGACTGCGAAACGGGCGCACCGCCGTCAGGGAGAAGAATTCACGGGAGGACACCCGTGTATCTCCCGGAAAGCGACTACCGTTGTAGTCACCGCCAACCGTGGTAGAATCGGGCATGGACATTCAGCCCACCCTCACCCGCGAGGTGATTGAGAAGGCCCGAGCCTATGGCCTTGCTACATCCCAGACCGCCGGCGGGAAAACGCCATCCTCGCCCGGGCCTTCTGGCGGGAAAACTGGCACCGCGGTTTCTGGCCCTCCGTCCGGGTTTTGGTGTAGAATCGCCCCTCAGTCTCGGCGGGGGGGAGTCGCAGCGCGGTAACGGCCCGGATAACAAGCAAGCGCTCACACGAAACCGGGCGCCCCACCCCCGCAGAGCATCCTATAACCACGGCCTGCTTGACAAACCTCCCCCAACCTATGGCATTCTTGCCATACCGGCACCGCGGGAGGGTCTAGCACCCCATCTAGATCTCGATCGACCTCCACTCCGCGCTGTCCGAGGGAGCCGGCCTCCAGTTCTCTCCGGTTGCGGGGCGCAAGACCCGAGCGGCAACCCGCTCAAAGTGGAGGTCCCTCGTGCAGCAGGTCCAGAACGGAAGCGCGTTCGCTCAAAAGTTGTGGGGCGCGCGCGTCACCCTGTACACCGAAAATCAGTGCGTCCTCACCCACCTGTATGGCAAGGGTGAGGACGCCATCATCAACGTCGGCGACAAGCAGGACGTCGTCGACAACGGCCGGGGCTCCCAGGTGCAAATCTGGTTCGGCGACCGCTTCCGCGGCCAGTCCCTCGGTCCTCAGCCGCTCGGCGCGACGCAGTTCGGCGCCGAGACCGGCCCACGCCCCGTCTACTCCCAGACGATGATTATGCAGGCCCAGGAGCTGAGCTCCACGGGCCTCTATAACATCGTGGCAGGGCAGACCTACACCAACGTCCCCTTGGAGAGGAAAGAACTCCGGGACTGCGGCGCAGAGGCTGCGGAAATCATCTGCCGCTCCTGCTACTACCACCTCGCCGGCATCACCGCCTACAACACGGCGACCTTCTCCGCCGCCTGGAAGGTCCCCCCGATGGGGAACCTCGTTACCGAGCACGACGCGGCGCACGCCTTCTATACCAACGGCAAGACCTCCGACACCACCGTGGCGGCCGACTCCGCCAGCATCCTCACGGTGGAGTTCCTCGAGACCATCATCACCAAGCTCCAGAACCGGGCTTTCGTCAAGAGCCCGCTCTCGCCCGGGAACACGCCCTGGGGGGACGGCTTCTTTGTCTTCATCTGCGACTCCGAGGGCAACGAGCAGCTCACCCGGCATAGCAGCTCAAACCGGTTCACGTCCATCACCCTCGCCGAGCTCCAGGGCGGGCAGGCGCTCGACAAGGTGGCCAGCTACATGCAGGCCAACCAGGGCTTCCAGTCCACCCGGCGCATCCTGGTGATCGTCGACGACTACGCCCCGTTCGGTCAGTCGGGCACCACGCCCGGCGCCACCACGGCGGGCACCCAGATCGGCAACGTCCGCCGCGGCATGCTCCTCGGCCGGATGTCGATGCACATGCGGTGGGGGCAGGGCTTCGACGCCGACAGCACCCACATCATGGCCACCCACCATTCCGAATACACGCAGGAAGGGTGGAAGTTCTACACCCATTGGGGGGGTCTCCGGACCATCCCCACCAGCGACCCCACTCCCCAGAGCTTCGGATGCGCCGTCGTCTCTTACTACGTCGCCGCGTCGACGCCGACCGTGTAAGGAGAAGCCATGGCCCTCAGCACCAGCTACAGCCCTCGGTTCTACACCAGCGCCGGCGTTCCACTGCCCGGCTTCCCCCAGGCCGCGCAGAGCGGCATTTGCGGCCTGTCGTTCAGCGAGACCATCGCCACGACGGACCTCGAAACCATCGGCGACCGTCACTACTGTTTCCCGCTTCCCGGGGACGGAACCCGCACGCTCCATGGGTTCCGGATCTCGGCGGGCGACATGGACTCCGGCACTGCCGCGCTGGATGCCGACCTCGTGTTCATCTACGTCCTCAACGGTGTGGAGGTCATCGACGCCACGCCGATCTATGACAGCTCGGTGGCGGGTCTCTTCTCGGCCGCCCTTGCGGAAAAATACGTCGACGCCTGGCGATTGATCCCTGTCAGCGACAACGGCCGGGTGGACGTCGTCTTCCGGGTGAACGTCGCTGCGGCCACGCCGGCCGCCGCCAACCTCACCCTGGTTCCGGTCTGGTCGACGCGGGTTCCATAACATGGCCGGAACCTTCGCGGACGTCCTGGCGGATCTGGTGGCGGGGGTGCAGAACACGCACCCCTCCACTTCGTCCTTCCTGGCCGCCGCGATGGTCCGGCAGCTCGCCAACCTCCAGGCCGAGAGCATGCCCTTCATGGAGCCGGCGGGGGCGAGCTTCTCAACCGTCGCCAACCAGGCCACCTACACCTCGGCGGCCGCGGGCTTCCCCAAGAGCCTGCTCCGCTTCGACCGCCTCTACTACGACCTCGGAAGCTACGCCCGGCCGCTCATCGTGGTGGACATCGGAACGATCCGACTCCTCCAGGAGCAGCCGTCGATCGCCTACCCGCTCCGGATCGCCTGGCACGACGACAAGCTCCAGTTCGGGCCGGCGCCCAACGCGGTCTACGTGGTGCGGTTCGACTCGATCCTGGACTCACAGAAGGACACGGCGACCGGGAACCTCATCACCACGGCCAGCACCACGGACACCAATCCGTGGTTCACCACCGGCGTGGTGCCCTTCAAGCACCTGGTGTGGGCTGACTACTTCACGACCTCACCCGACCAACGGCCCGACATGGCGAGCGGCCACACGGCCCTTGCCGGCGCCGCGATGACGCAGCTCCGCAAGGCTCAGAAGAAGCGCCAGGAGATGAACACCATTGCGGTGACCCCCAACGCCTTCGATTCTCAGTTCGTGGACTCGACGGCGGCGCGGATCGCCAGGCTGTTCCCGGGGGCGAGGGTATGATCCTTACCTTCCGCGACGACTTCGAGTTTCAGGTCCGGCCCGGAGTCCATGTCCTGAGTCTCCGGCCGGCACAGGCGGCAGGCGCAGGGCTTGCTCCCGTCCGGATTCCCGTGCAGTTTCATAAGCTCGCGGGCCAGGCGGTCAATCTCCTCGACGTCGTCGGCGACGACGCCCCCGGTTTCGAGCAGGCTTCCCAGCACCCGGCAGCGGGCGCGATCGGTGTCGATCAGCAGCTCGCGTTCGGCGCGCAGAAGCTTGACCTCCTGCCGGAGCTTGTGGGCGGAGGAGAGGGCGAGGGCAACGCTGGGGCCGGTAGAGTTTCGCATGCCGGCAATACTACAGGAGGCGCCTGATGGCTCAAACACTCAGCAGCTCGCGGCGCGGGGTGCTTTTCACCCCGTTCCCACCGAACGTCTACAACTACACCGTGACGACGGCGGCCAACATCACCGTCCCGGCGGCCACCACCGGAGTCATCATCGAGGCGGACGCCGACATCTGGCTGAATACCTCAGCCGCTGCAACGGTAGGTGGAACGGCGGTTGACGGAACCGGCTCGATCCCCCTCAAGGCGGGAGTGTCCCGAGGTTTCGACGTGGTGCCGGGACAGGTCATTTCGGTCATTTCGGCAAGCGGTACGGCGCACGTTGCTACGGAGTGGTTCACGTGATCGGAGTCGGGCTCGGCGTTGGGATCTCTCGGCCAAGAGCAAGCGCCGCTGGGCCAGCAATCAACCCCAACCTTATTATAAAAACCGAACAATTCGATGATGCGGCATGGACAAAAACGGGAGCCACGGTATCGGCCAACTTTGGCAATGATCCCCTTGGTGGCGCCACAGCCGACCGCATCACCAACAACACCAGTTCCGCGACCGTGGCTCAAGTTTCACTAGTCGCCGCAGCAACAGGCTCAGCCCTCGCCACTGTATCTCCAACGCCCACGTGGACGCGTCGTTCGGTAACGGCCACCTTTGACACAGGGGCTTATACGTTTTCTGTTTGGCTTCGCGACCCGTCGTCCAGCGGCTACGACCTCAGTTTACGGCTAGACGTTGTGGGCGCTCTTGTAAGATGCCGAATACTCGACGTTGGTGATACCGCAATTTACCAAGCGTGGGGGGCAAAGCTGGAGATAGGTAGCCTCCCGTCCGGCGACGCCACAAATTACGGAAGCGCCTAAAGGAGACGCCATGGCCCCCACCGCACCAGTTGAACTCGTCCGGACGGAACTTCCGTTCCCGGCTTTCGTCTATAACCTCACGATGGCAGGCGTGGCGCAAACTGTCACGATTCCGGCGGGAGTGTCGTGGATGATGATCGGCACTGACGATAAAATTGGAATCAGGACCGGAGGCACTGCGACGGCCGGCGGCGTGGCTGTTGACGGTACCGGTTCTTGGTTGATCCTCCCGGGAGACCCGATCGAGGCGCGGCGCTTCCGGATCTCGGGGGTGGCCACCTTTTCGGTTTTCGGCGCCGCGGCCAACGTCGCCATTGCCTTCTACCGCGAGCACGGCGACGGAGTGCTGGCGTAGTGCCATTTGAAAGGGAGAAAAGACCCATGAAGAACTTCGCCCTCGCTGCCATCCTCTTCGCGCTGGCGTCGACCGCCGCGGCCCAAGTGGTTCCGTCGAGCTACACCCCGCTCTCGAATTGCTCTTTTTTCGACAGCGCCATCCCCGGCGGCTCGACCGCCTACTTGACTGCCCGCGGGCACTGCAACGTCCCGCAGGCGGCGAACGCCGTCGCCGTGGTGGTGGCCGCGATCGACCCCTTGGCCGCGGGCCAGGCGAAGCTCCTGGAGTCCAGTCTGCCGGTCTCGACAGCAAACCCGGGGCTATACTGGAAGGCCGGAACCGGCGCGACGAGCGGCTTCCTCATCGTGCGCCTGTGCTACCCGGCCGAGGAGTGCGGCGGCGGGGACTTGGCGCTGTACGTCTCGGCGTCGACGCGCTTCGTGGTGCAGATCACCGGATACTTTCAACCGCTGCCGTAGGAGCCTCATGCCGATCGTCTGGATTCCCTTCGACGGATGGAGCCCGAGCGGGTCTTACTTCGGCGACGGGTGGAATGCTGTCACCAACCTGTACCCGGCCTATGGCGACTGGCGTCCGTGGCGGAAATTTCAGACGCTCGGCGCGGGAGTCGCGGACGGCCCGATGACCGGCGCCTACGTCCACATGTGGGCGTCCGGGATCGGCACGAGCTCCTACGCGCCAGACGCGCAGACTCTTTTCACCGGGAGCCCGACAAGGCTCTATACCGTGAACCCCACCACCGGGGCCTTCACCGACGTGTCCAGGGCGGCCAGCTACGGCCCGGACTTCGGGGGGTGGCGGTTCGCCTCGGTGGGCAACGACATCTGGGCGACCGACTGGCTGGACCCTCTCCAGCGCCGGACGAACAACGCCGGCTTTTTCGCCAACGGCGCCGTGAGCACGTTCAAGCCCCAGCCGCGATTCATCGCTGCCATCCGCGAGCACCTGGTGGGGGCGAACCTGTCGAACGCCGGCCGCTTCCAGGATGAGGTTGTATGGAGCGACGCGGACGACGCAACCAACTGGGACCCTCCGACGCTCACCAGCACCTCGATCGCCGGCAGCAAGCGGCTGGTCTCGATTCCGGGACAGCTTACCGGCCTCGTCGGCGGACAGTACGGTCTCGCGTTCAAGCGCCTGGGCATTTTCTACCTGGAATATGCCGGCCCGCCGGCCATCTTCCGGCCGGACGTGCTCTCTACCAACGTAGGCACCGCGTTCCCGTCTTCTGTGATCGACAGTAGGTACGGCGTTTTCTTCATGGGGCCGGACGGGTTCTATCAGATTAGCGGCCTCTCTGAGCCGCAGAAGATCTCTACTCCGGGAATCGAGCAGTTCATCCTCGACACCGGCTTGACTGCGGCGACATCGTCGTTTCGCGCGTGGGCGGAAGACATCCAACTGATCGGCTTCCGAATCGCCCACTTGCCCCTTGTCGGCTGGGCTTTCCGGTATGACATCACCGACCCCGGCAACGACTTTGCGCTGCTCTACAACCCCGTGCTGAGCCGCTGGGCGCAAGTGCAGCTCTCGGAGTTGATCGAGTTTTCCACCGGCCCTACGTGCTTTTTCCAGCGGCCCTATGCCGGGAACCTCTATTCCGCCCTGGCCGCCTTGACCTACGGGAGCGGCGCGTCGGCCTACGCACCGCTGGCGAGCACCGGAGACGCGGACACCATCTGGCCGCCGGACGTCGCCATGAACTTCCGACCGGCAAACTTCGACGCGAGCGAGCTTCAGCAGTCCACCATCGCCGGCGTCCTGCCAATTTTCAGCAAGACGGTGGTGAGCGGCGACGCTCTGACGCCTCAGGTGACAATCGAGCCGATCCTTGATCCCTACCAGGGTGTCTTCGGGACCCCGGAGGTACGAACCGCTGGAGACCGCAACCAGGTCTCGGGGTACTATCCCTTCCTGGTCCACGGGCGGATGTTCCGTATTTCCATCCAGTGCTCGGCGGAGGACTTCGCCAACTTTGACGGTTGTTGGATTGACCAGAGATTGCTCACATGAAGCCGGCAAGGCTCTCAACCCCCGACCGCGACGTAGGTCGGCCCAGCATCCAGCCGCTCGTCGGGCGCATTCTCGACCGCATGGAAGCGCTCGAGCGCCGGTTGGCAACGAAGGACGGCGGCCCCGCCGCTATGCTTTCCGCCGAGCGCGAGATGCTGGCCAAGCTCGACATGCGCGCTGGGGACGCAGTCAGCCTTGAACGCAAACGAGTGCTCCAGCGGGTTGCCGACGAGATGTATTTCAAGGTCCCGATCGACGCCGGAAACTGTTTTTTCGAGTTGGGCGCCGCGGCAAACGGCAACGGTAACGCGATCGTGATGGCGATGCCCAACGCTGGCCCTACGACGGTGGGGCGTCAAGTCGACGGGCGGAACCTTTGGACGGGGACGCGGCCCAAAATGGAGATTTGGTACTCTTCTCCGGTCGGTGCTGTAGCAACCTTCGACCTTACTTTCGACGTGCGATGCTTTGCGGCCGGGGCAACCACGGCGGGGACTCTTTTGCAGGTCGCATGGTCAGCTCCGGGACCAGCTGCGGCCGGGGATATCGTCAAGACACAGGCTGTCATCACGAGTGGGCGGCTGCCGCGCGCCGAGGTCGTTCGGGTCCGCTTGGTCCGCAGCGGAACCGACGCGAACGCGAACAACCTTGACGTGCTGCTCGCCCTGGTGACGTTCGAGGAGGTTGCATGATCGAGCCGCTGGCCGCTTCGGCGCTCACCGGCCCCGAGGAAGAGCACCGGCTGCTTGACCGGCTGGAGAGCGCCATTCTCGACCAGATGTCCCCCGTGGAGATGCCGGTTAAGCACACCTTCACTCCGTGGCTCTATTCGCGAGAAATCTTCATGCCGGGGCCGCAACCTGGACGGTCGGGAACCTACTTGACCTCCAAGAACCACGCCACCGAGCATCAGTTTGTGGTGCTCTCGGGCGTAGCGATAGTTCGGATCCCAGGACAGGAGCCGGTTCGCCTCACCGCCGGCTACGTCGGCGTCACTCACCCGGGAACCCGTCGCGCGCTCTACATCGAGGAGGACTGCCGCTGGATCACCTTCCACCCGCTCTTTCCGGAAGAGGAGGCGATGCGCCAAGCGGGGGCCACTGACGAGGAGCTGGTGGCGGCCATCGAATCGCGTATCATCAGCAGGAGAGAACGAGCGGATGGCAGGGATGTTCACCGTGAATATCTCGCCGCCCTGGAAGGGGCAAGGGAGCTGAAAGAGTGATTCACAGGCTGCGCAGCAAGCTGCTGTCCTCGCGGGAGGGCGTGACCGTGGGCCGGTACACCTACGGGTCTCCCACGGTGCTTTCCTTCCCTTCTGGCGGCCAGCTTTACATCGGCGCGTTTTGCTCGATCGCGGACGAGGTCGCGATCATGTTGGGCGGCAACCACAACTCGACCGCGGTCACCACCTACCCGCTCAACGCGCTATGGGAAGACGACGGACTGCCGATTCACGAGACCACCAAGGGTGACGTGCGCCTGGGAAACGACGTCTGGGTGGGCTACGGGGCGCTGATTCTTTCCGGCGTAACCATCGGCGACGGAGCAATCATCGGAGCCAGCGCGGTAGTAGTCGACGACGTCGAGCCTTTCGCCGTCGTGGCCGGCAACCCGGCGCGCCTCCTGCGGTACCGTTGGGAC